TGGTGCATAGAATAGTTTCCTGCATTCTGTTCCATATGGTGTCTTGACACTAGGTACCTGACCGATATTAGGATGGGAGTGAGAGCAACGACTTGAAATTGAACCCATTGTATTAACTGATCCGTGAATCTTACCATTCTTTTCGTGATGTAACCAAGCATGTTTCCCCTCTGATAATTGAGCTATTAATTTATTCACACCAAATGCTTCTGCCATTAGCTTTGCTTCTGGATAAGGTAGCTTAGATAGTATATTCTCATCCACCTTTGGCTCATTGGTTGGAGTAAACTCTTTAGGCTTCCAGCCTCTTAACTCTGTCAATCTTTTAGCTATGTGTTTACGTGAGTTAGGATTGAAGTCAACAATCTTAACCTTGTTATAGGTACCATTCTTTCTTGAACCCTCATCAACAATCCATGAACCAAAGATTTTCTTTAACTCACCTTGTAACTTGTTTCGTTTCTCTGCTAGTTGTGCATACAATTTAGATGCACCTTCAACATCAAAAGGAAATCCGTTCTCAGTTTGTCGTAAGCATATGGTATGTATGTCATGCTCCAACTGTATTGAACCATCTGGAAACTTAGCACCAAGTAACTTACAGTACAGTTTATAGTTAAGTCCAACATCATTCTCACAGTACTTAACCATCTCATCACTCAACTCTTCAAAGTTTGTGAACTCTCCTTTATCCAAGTTCAACCTCTGACCCCATGACTTGAGAGAGTGTCTACCATACTGGTCTTTGTCTATGGCTTTGTTGTTGAAGTCCCTCTTTGCTCTGTCTGGATAGATTAACCTAGACCAAACCAACGTGTCTCTTATCTTTTGTGTTGGTTCAGGTTCCCATTTGAAAAACCTTTTCAGAACTGGTATGTCAAAGGATATAATGTTGTGACCCACAATCGTGTCAAAATTTTTCAGTAAAAATAGTCCGTCCAATATTTCTTCACCTACAAAAGACCACAACCTATCTTCTTCTATGTCATAGAGTACTAAACAATGTACCTTAGTCAAGTCCTCTAGTAGTCCATCAGTTTCTATATCAAATACACATGTCTTCATCTTCCCCCCCACTTAAATCTTGCACCATTGCAATCATTGAGTCTAAACATAACTGGCAAAACGTAACTGGAATATTACCAAACATACCTGTGACTCCATCACCCACAAACTTAGAGTTCTGTCCACATATGGAGCAACTGTCCGTGTGGAGTGATTCAAATAAATCCATCAGAACACCGTGCTATCACCAGACCAACTCTCGTCCACTTCCTCCTCATCGAAGGGCATCTCATCTTTTGGTACCTCAGTTAGCCTACCTGTTTTACGGTCATAGTCCAGTTCACAAGCCACACCTGTTTCTCCTGTCCATCTGTTTTTAAGTACCCTAACTGTGGTTCGGTCAGGGTCATCACCTTGCTGGTCTCTCTCACACCCAATCACTATATCAGATAGCTGTCCTATGGAAGCGGAACCTCTTAGTTGAGCCATGCTTGTTTGTGCTCCATCCTCGTGACCCTTGTTACCTTGTGGTCTCTTCAGGTGTGACACTAGTATAAGACCACAGTTCACCTCTTCAACCAGACCTCTGAGTTTGGTCATTAGATTGTCAATGGTTCTTCTCTCGTCACCCTCTTCAATACCAGATACCACAATGGATATGTGATCCAGTATTATGAAGCTACATCCACATGCTGTCACCATGTACCGTATCTTATTCAGTAGATTGTCTCCTTCAAGTGAACCCCAATGGTCATACATGTAGATTCTACCTGTGTTCAAGGTATTATCGAAGGCTTCCTTGAAGTCTTTATCCTCGACCTCAACATTACCTAAATGTAATGGCTTGTTTAGGTAGAGTCCCATGAATCCTAGTCCTGTCCTCTTGTTGGATTCCTCTAGTGCAATGTATCCTATTGTTTCCTCTTGGTTCAGCATGTGATTCGCCATCTCTCTACAAACCTGTGACTTACCTATACCTGCACCGGCTGTGATCGTGACTATCTCACCTCTCCTCATACCAAGAGTCTTCTTATTTACACCTTCATATGGGTACTCACATGATGACATGGAATCCTCTGCACTTACTATGTCCCACAGATCTTTACCATTCACGATACCATCTGGTCTATAGACTTTAGCTTGCCAGATACAGTCAATCAACTCTCTTACTCTACCTTTAACTAACATATCATTAGCATCCTTCAAAGGTAACTTTGCTATCTTAGCCTTGCCCGGTGGTAAAACTTGGGCACATTCTCTTGATGCTCTAATACCTGCATCATCACTATCAAAACAAAAGATGACCTCTTCGTACCCATTCAATAGTTCTATGCTCTTACGGATAGCTTTTGAAGCTCCTGCTGACCCATTAGGAACAGAGTACACAGGCCACTTGTTACCTTGAGATTGTGAAACGGATAGTGCATCTATCTCACCTTCACAAACGATGGCCTTCTTCCCTTTACCTGACCATAGGTGCTGACCATATAGACCTGCTTCCTTTATGTCACCTCTGGTGTGGAAGTCTTTGTTACGAAACCTGATTTTCTGTGCTACCCTCTGTCCACTTGCATCTTTGTAATTAGCAATCTGTACTGGTTGTCCTGCAACCTCACCTATACAATAGTCCCACTTCCTACATGTGTCTAAAGAAATACCACGTGCACTCAGGGTTGTTGCTTCACCTTCAACAAAATCCATGTGTTTATCCCCCTTCTTTGTTACTGGTTTCTGTTCTCCTCCTGCTTTCTCTCTGTAATTACAACCAAAACAGAAGGCATGTCCGTCATCATAACGTGCTAAGTTATCTCGTGATCCACACTCAGGACACGGCTCATGTTGTATGAACTCACTCTCTTCGTGTGTGTCTAAGTAGTCCATGTCTTTGTACCATCTTTACTTTCCAATACTACCTTACCAACATAAGAATATCCCACATGATTTAAAAATGAGTGGAAGTTTTCTAATAAATCCTGTAATGAGTTAGCCTCAAAGGATACCTTATTCTTCTTAGTTGTACAGTCTCTCCAATCATCAGTTAATATCTTGGAGTAATCAAGTGCCTCATATGAAAAAGTAAATCGTTCTCTTATCTCATCACCATCTGGTTGTTTGTCAGTCCATTCCATGTTCCCCCTTTATTAGTTAGTCCAAACACCTGATCCACCTACCTTATACTTAAGTAGACCAGCGTTATCCTCGTTTATAGCCCACCACTCCTTCACATCAAAGGATGGACAGTCTGTTTCACTCAGGTCTCTATGACCCACCACTTGTGCATCAGAATACATGTACTTAAGAGTCTTTACTAAAACAAACAAGGACTCCAACTGTTCTTTACTATAGTCAGGTGCCGTAATACCTCTAGTGTTCAACCCTCCTGCCATACATACACTAACTGAATCAGAGTCATGCTCTTTAGTGTGTGCACCTATGTCATTCGGGCCACGGCCTACCTCAATCTGACCACCACGCTTTATGAAGTAATGATAACCAACCTTTAGTAGTCCACGTTTACGATGCCACTCATCAACAGTCCTGATGTTTATGTTTGAGTTAGGTTTTGTGAGAGTGGAGTGGATCACTATGTAGTTAGTCTCTTTTCTTCTTGACATCCTTAGTCCATTCATGAGGTACAATCTCTTCTGAATACAAGAAGTTATGCTTCTTACACCAGCTTGCACATGTTAGTCTGGAACCTTGAACACGACTGTTCACATTAGCAAACACAAATCGTATGTCTAATTCCGGATGTTGTTCTTTGCTAGACATGTGCATCCTTTGTTCTTTGTATCTGAAGTACCCCTTTGCTTCAACTATGACACCATTGGATAGCACAAAGTCAGGTTTATACTTGTGTTCAACGTAGTAAGCAACGGACATTGGCTCATACTCATGTTCGCATTTGCGTTTTGCTAAGTTGTCCGCTATCCGTTGCTCAAGTCCAGATCTAAAAGTCACCAGACTGTTCTCCCTCTTCTTCTTCAAAGGCTTCACCCTCTTCCTTCTGGTTGTTACCCTCATCCACGACTACCTCGTATCCTTCTTCTACTTCAAATACATCATCAGCACTCTCACTTGCAATGTACTCAATCAGCTTCAGGACTTGAACCATTCGTAACCTAAGTTGTACACCAAGAGAAGTACCATGTTCATATGGTGCAATCTCATAAGCTACTCTACCTATACTCCCATTGCCCACCTTAATAGTGGATGGAAGTGGTGCACGATCTGGGCCAACAACCACAGGTCTTTGTGTGAAAGTCTGCCCTGTCTTTGAGTTTGTACCTGATGCCTTGAGTTTGAAGTGGAACTCAGTCCCAACCTCCATACCCTCTTCATCAAGTGACACCTTATAAGGCATGTACTCCTGCCATTTCTTTGCAGACTTCTGCCGACACCTTTCCTTCCACTCATTATGAGCGTTGTCAACAATCTCCTGCATATCTTCAGCATCAGAGCCAGTTAAGAGTACCTTAATATGGAACTGACCTTCAGCCTTATAGGTTGTGTCAGCCACCATAATATGAGGCCACTTGAACTCACCCTTTGGAGTTACTGGATATTTTCCTGCCATATTTTCCTTTCGTGTGTGTTATTGTTTGTGTTGAACCTAGAATGTCCACATTTAGGAGAAGAAGTACTCAGAGTCGAGGACTCCCAGTATATCAAGGTCACCACGTTCAGGTGGTGCCTCAAGTTCTGGTATCACATCTGTTACCTCATCATAAAAATCAGTAAGTACATCTGTCTCCGAATACATGTCCACAAATGACTTACGTATTGCATCTGCCATACGTGGAACATAGTGTGCATGTACTCCATATGAGTCATGCACCACAGAGAAATTATTTATACCTTCCTTTACACACCTGTTAATAGTTAGTGTGAGTGCAGTTGCATCCATACTATGCACAAAGTTAGGTGACACGCCATTGATTGATCTTCGCTTGTCTAAGTTCTCTGTCTCCTCTAGTATAGAGGGTTTAATTAATACATTATCAATATGAGTTGTTATCCTTCGTGGTTTCATGCTCTTGTATATCTGCTGTACCACAAATCCTGATGGTGTCTCCCATATTATGGGTAGGTTCTTCTCTGACATCTTCCTACCTATGTCTTGAAGCCATGTCATTGCTTCTCTTGACTTGATTACTACCTCACCTATTGCTTCCCATACATGCTTACCCACGTATAGTGATGCTTCATACACATGCTCACCAAAGGGATTCGATGTTGGATTAGCCAGTATCTTAGCATCCATTGCATCTTCTACGTATGCCCTACAACTGAAACGTGTACCCCCATAGGGTACCACCATCACAGGTCTCTTAGTAATCTTACGATCTAAACCAAAGGATAGCCACTCTTTAGAGTAGGGTACCCCATGTTTAGCATCTTCCTCCACCTTCTCCAGTACCACATCTGCCACCATCTGATAGATGTCTTGAGGTACCTTCTCTGGTGTGAGGTTGGTAGCCTTACCACCTATGGTATCTCTGAGCATAGCAGAGAAGTGTTGGAGTCCATTGTTTGATCCGTCTAAACAAACAGGTAGACGAGACATGAATCCATATCCTTTGTCACTAAACTTTGACCACTCCATACACCATGCTAAGAAAGTCCAAGGTTCATCTGCCTTAGTCCACCACCTGTGATTAAGAGGTTCTCTTGCAGAATGTTTAATGTTATCAGTATTTTCTATGGCCCATGCTACCCTGTCCTTGAATGAAACCTTGTCATATCCAAATGAGTTTGCTCCATGTACACCAAAGTAATCCCTTTGTTCCTCATTGTTAATGGGAAACTCATCTGAAAACTGGAGTAAAGACTTAGCATAGTCCGGGCCTTGAGGTGTGAGGAAGGAATTAACTGTGTACTTCCTACCTCTGAAGTCACATTGGTACACAAAGTAAATAGCTTTGTACTGCCTGAACTTTCTTGCCATTGCAAGAGTCCTGACTAGTTGAATACGTTTGCTGGTCATCTTTGCGTTGAGGTCATGAACAGTCATGGCTTTCTTCTTCCACTTGATGAAGATGTCCAACTGTTCTTGTGTCATGTCCTTTTTCTTACCTTGTATTGGACAGGGTAGTACCTTGTAGTCCTCTCTTGGTGGTAAGTTAGCCCATGATTCACCAGTTTCCCAACACCTTCTCATCACATCTAACACAGGTTCATTGACCATCCACTTAGTCCTTTGGAGTGCATTGATTGCACCATATTCCATCGGCATTGAGTGGTTCTTCATCTCCTCTAGGTACTCTCTGTTCCTAGTCTTAATCATTGGTATAGTGTCAATCCTTTTAGTGTGGTACCCTCCATTGAAGGGTGAACTCCAGTCCAGAGGTGGTACTACACATGGATAGAAGTATGGATGAAGACCTTCACCTTCCTTATTAACATTCTCTATCCAGAACAGGGTTGCTTTGTTAGCTTGAAGGTATATGATACGTCTCTTCCTACCAAATTGGACAGTCTTAATCTCCATTAAACCTGTTGTTCTAATGAGTATGTCAATGAGTTTGCTACCTAAGTGTAGTCTCTCTGTCTTACTCCAAGGATTGTGGTCTATTATTTCCACCCTATTCTTGGTTTTATTATTTTTTTACCTCCGTTACAACTTGTTCTTGGTACGTGAGTTAA